GCTAGAAGTTCGGCTTCATCTCGGTAAGGTATTCCATGGCGGTTTCGGTAGCCAAGGACATTCATTCCGGAGAGCTTTTCTGATATTTCGGATTTCTTAGCACTGAGTATAGCATTAAATCGCCGTAAGGCAATTTCTGCAAATCGGTCTAAGGTTGCGGGAAAATCGTGTTCGGGTATGATTTCAGGGACTCCTGTGAGTGAGTCGTCTCCTTGGATTTTGATCCAGAAGTTCGGGCTTTCGATGTTGAAGCCTGATTCGCTGAAAACGGTGAGCAGCATGATGCAATTAACAAAACTGTCTAGGAGCTGAGTTTGCATCAGTCCAGAAGCAATTCCATTGAAGTTGCGATACCAGAGTCGTCCGGTATAGTCTGCGGTTAGATAGTATTTCACTTTGTGACACATCCAATTCCATAAATTTTCCAATCGTTCTGAGTCGGTCTTAGCATTCGGGTAGAATACTGTCGGGACGTATCCCTCTTCAAATGTGAAGTATGATCGCCAGATTTCGTGTACGTCATCAATGATAGAGAATAACGCTCTTTTGTCAAACTGTTTCCAGTCTAGACCAAAGAAAGTGTTAATGCGACGGTGGCTTGCATGCGCTGTGCGATGTAGTTTCAGCCATCCTCCTTTCATGATTTCGTTTCCCCATAGCATTGGGGATTTTCCGTGGTTAAGATAATCTTCCATCATGGGCCAGAGAAACATATTCTCTGCCATAAGCATAATTTTCGGTACTCCGAAAACCATTCGAACTTTATTCTCTCCATCCTTTTCTACTAAGTGTAGTCGGGCGTGTGAGTTGATCCAGTAGGCGTTGATTTCGTGGCCATCTTTGATCTGATGAATAAGGTTTCGGTTGTCTGTGAAGATCTTGTTGTAGAAGTTGTGGAACGTCGGCTTTTGATTTGAAATAATTCCTCGTTTGTACCATTCTTTGAGCATGTTTTGATACTCGGGTTCGACATTGTAAGGCGCTTCTGCACTCGTGCTAATTTCCCACGGGTATAGGCGTAAGTCGACAAAATGTACGGGACGTAGAATCTTTCGGGGTCGAAAGAGGTCGGCGGTAACTTTGAGAGCGCGTAGATAGTGCTCGTCTCTGATTAACTCGTGATAAGGCTGATCAAATGACATGAAGTCGTCTAATAAGTCCTGTTGAGTTCCAGATGAACGGCGGTAGCCATCGATCACTCGTTCTTGGAGAGCGGGTGGGCAGTGGCGGCGAAGTGCGGTCAATACGACTTTGTCGTGTTTCTTCCGTAAGTAGGCTTCAGAGGCTGGGTTGTAAAACTTTGCCTTGTTAGAAGCTACATCTTCGATGATGCGATCTGTTTGTAACAAGTTGGTAACCATTGTGATTGATTGTATCCTTTTTGAGCTGGAGAGGCTAGAT